GACTACTAGAAGAGCTCGTTTAACTTCAATTCAAGCAAAAGGTAATTCAACTGATGGATCTATAATTTTTAGATCTGGTGGTGGATCTGGCACAGTAATCGCAACATATCTTTTTGGAGAAGAGGGATTAGATATGTATTTACCTGGTTCTGGTATTTTTTTTCCAGCAGGTATTCATGCAACGATTGCTAATACTGCTGGAGTAACAATTACGTTTACGTAATTATGGATAATTATACTTTAGAATTATTAAGTTTTAAAAAAGGTGGAATGCCACCTAGAAATAAAAAAAATTTTAGATCAACTAAATCTGGTGCTGGAATGACTGAAGCTGGAGTAAAAGCTTACAGAAGAATGAATCCAGGGTCAAAATTAAAAACAGCTGTAACTGGCAAAGTAAAACCTGGGTCAAAAGATGCCAAGCGTAGAAAAAGTTATTGTGCTAGAAGTTTGGGACAATTAAAAAGAGCAAGTGCAAAAACTAGAAATGACCCAAATTCAAGAATTAGACAAGCGAGACGTAGATGGAAGTGTTAGACTATGTCTTATCTAAATGCTAACATACCACCTATATATTGTAAAATAAGAAAGGAGTATCTTTATGACATGGATGAAAATAAAGGACAGTATAGTGATTGCGTTATCTTCAGTATTAGCAGTATTTCAGGTAGGGCTATCCTATTTAACATTATGTTACCAAACGGTGCGTGTTATTGGAGGCTGCCTATTTCAGCATTTTTCCAAAAACAGTGTGATAGAGCCAAGGTGCCTGATATGCAAGTACACGAGCTGGAATTGTGGAACTGCTTTAGTTACTGGCCTAGTGTCACTTGCTTTGATTGGTTGGATGGTTTAAAGGGTAAATACTTAGGTTTAGATAAAAAATTTTATCATGGTAAATATTTGTTTACGATCGATTGGGCTCATCCAGACGTTAATATCCTGGATACAGAAGAACATAAGTGTGCACATATATTGGAGCTTGATAACGGTAATTATGCAGCTCAGCCTAATAATCGTATTTTGTGGCACTGTACTAGTTACACTACTGATAACAGTTGGCCTGACTATAAAGTCCAAACTACCTATTGGGATGCAGAAGACTCTAGCATGGTCACAGAGGATTCTGATAGAATGTTTTACCAAATGGAAAAAGTAAAAGATAATAAAAGAAGTTACGAAAGTTATAAAGACTATGCATCAGACATGTCTTTTGAAAACAACGGTAAAAAAGATGAGTAAACCATTAAAAATATCGGATGAAGCTGCAGTGCAAATGCCAATGAAAACGGTAGCATCATTGATCGCAATGGTGGCAATTGGAACCTGGGCTTATTTTGGACTTCATGAATCTTTAAATCAAACAAAAACAAAAGTAGAATTAATGAACTCTGATGTTGAAGAAAATACAGAGTTTAGAATAAAATGGCCACGAGGCCAAATGGGATCACTTCCCGCAGATAGCGAACAATACATGATGCTGGAGGATTTATATAAAACTACTGATCGTTTAAATAAACACATTGAGTCAATGGCTTTAAATAAAGTTAATATAGAATTTTTACAAAAACAAATGGAAAAAGTTTTAACAGATATAGAAAGATTAAAAGATCAAAATAGAGAGATGAAGTATGAAAACGGTCACAAGTAAAAAAAATCAAATATCTAGATTTGAATGGGTAAAAAAGAATATAGTAATTGTACCTGTAGTAGCTGCAATACTAGCCGGAACTTTTACATCAGTTAGATATGTATTAAGTTTAACTGATACTATTGAAGCAAATAAACAAACCATAATTAATTTACAAAGAGATATAGAAGTAGCAGAAAATAAATTAACAGATGTTGCAACAAGATTGTCTGCAGCGGAAGCAACATGGGAAATGGCAGAAAATTTATATAGACAATTAGCAGATCAGGTAAGAGAACATGCGTACGATATTAAAGATCTTAGCCGTTAGTTTTTTTTGCTGCACAATAGCAGAGGCACGTAACGAATATTTAAACGATGGAACAAATTCATGTAACCAAGGCAGTTGGGAAGCATATTCTGAAGTTAGACAACATGAATATAAAACAGGCACAAGTGATGAAAGTCAAACCCAAGTTTTAGGTTTTAGATGGAGAAAAGATATAGGGCCTGTATGTGATGATAAATTTGCAGAAGAACAAAGATTAAAACAAAAACTTAAAACACAGCTTGAGCTTGTTAAAGAATGTAAAAGAGTTCCAAGAATTAATCCACCACCTAAAGAATTTGCAGAATTAATAAATATGTGCACTTCCCTAGGTGTTATGCCTACAAGTAAATATGGTGAACGAGATTTTGATCCTAAAATAAGTTATTGGACAGTATTAAAGGAAAAATATATGAAAGATAATCCTGGAATTATAACAATCGATAATTATAAGGAAAAAAAATGACCGAGGTTGTAGTAGCTCTTCTTATGTTCTGGAATGGTGAAATTAAGGAACACAGAATACAAGAAAATATGGCTTCTTGTTTACGTGCAAGGAGAGTAGCAGAACGTGACTATAATCCAAATGTATCATACAAATGCTTGAGGAGTGAGGCAGAGACAGAAATTTATTTAGGTGAAAAAAGTATAAAAAAGCTTATACTTAATTAATGAACCCACATATTCATCTTTACAAAGTTGAAAATTTTATAGAACATAAGCAAATCCTTAAAGACTTAATTTTTAAGCTGCCTAAAACTAGCATTAAAAGAAATGATGAATCAATATTACATACTGATTATGAAATGTCTAAAGAAACAATTAAAGAATATAGAGATTATTTTTGTACTGAAATCCTACCAGAATATTTAGAAAATTTTAGTAAAAAGTATAACTTTTCAAAAGTTATCTTAACAGGTATTTGGTTTCAAGTTTATGGTAAAGATGATTTTCATAATTTACATACTCATCCCCAATGTAATTTTACAAATGTATTTTATCTTGAATTACCTACAAATTGTGAAACAGAAGTTTATGATTTAGAAAATAATAAAATTAACTTGTCTATTAAAGAAGGTAACATATTAACTTTTCCAGGTTTTTATAAACATTGTTCTCCAGTAAATAAAAGCAATAATTTAAAAATAGTTATATCTTTTAATACAGATGTTGAAGTATGATTTATATTCAGAAAGACATCTTAACTCCTAAAATAATAAGATATACAAAAAATATCTTAAAAGATTTAAAGTGGATACTTGCAAGAGATGATGAAAATTATAAAAAAATAATGTTTGATAACAAAACTAAGTTTCAAGGTTTAAGTAGACAAACTAGTGATTCAAAAGAACCTATTGAACAAAGATTAAATGATATTGGATTTATTATTACAGAATTAGTTTGTAAAAAGGCAGAGATCAAACCAAAAAAAATTCATAGATTTATGTGGAATTTATATAAACAAGGTGAGATGGGAACTTTTCATGATGATGAGAAAAAAGATAACTTTATTTCAATAGTTTATTGTTTAAATAATTCTGATGGATATCTAGAAGTAGAAGATCAAAAGGTGTATGATATAGAAAACGATGCAAGAATATTTAAAAGTAATCTTACACATAGAGGAGTCGGACCAACAAACGACTTGTATCGACTTAATCTAAACATACTACTAGAAACATAATGAACTTATCACGAAATTTTACTTTAATAGAATTAACCAAATCAGATACGGCTATTAGGCGTGGAATAAATAACAATCCTAATGCAGGACAAATTGAAAAATTAAAAATACTTTGTGAAAAAATATTACAACCAGTAAGAGATCATTTTGGTAGAGTAAAAGTTACAAGTGGTTTTAGATCACCAGAGTTGTGCCAAGCCATCGGCAGCTCAGCGAACAGCCAACATGCTCGTGCAGAAGCGGCAGATTTTGAATGTGTTGGTGTAGACAATGCTGAACTTGCAGACTGGATACATAGAGAATTAGAATGGGATCAATTAATTGTAGAATTTTATACACCGGGAGAACCTAATTCTGGTTGGATACATTGTAGTATAACGGAAGGAATGCCTAGAAAACAATTCTTACATGCTTTTAAAGAAGAGGGTAAAACAAAATATAAACCTATTTTAGGAAAGGCTAAGGATTTATTAACATAATGGCTATTACAAGAGGACAAATACCAAGATTACTAGAACCAGGTTTAGGACGTGGTTGGGGTAAAAAAACTAGAAAAGAATTTAAAACAAAGGCTCCAAATGTTAAAGGACTTAGTGAATATTATAACGACCTTATCAAAAAACCCAATAGCAAAAAAACTAAGGTCTAGAAACTATCGCCCCAAAGTGATACAATCGAAAAAATTGTACAACAGAAAAAGGTTGAAACATTATGACTAAACTATGTCCTAGAGGTAAGGCCGCAGCGAAAAGAAAATTTCGTGTTTATCCTTCAGCATATGCGAACGCATACGCTAGTAAAATTTGTGCTGGTAAAATTAAAGATCCAAGTGGTGTAAAAAGAAAAGATTTTAGAGGACCTAAACCTTCTGGTAAAGTAGCTGGTGGTGAGGCTAAAATAAAAAAAGTAGCTAGTGCTCTTCATAAAGCATCTGGACTTCACAAAGCTCAAGCAAAAACTTTAGATTCTATTGTAAAAGCTAAAGATGGTAAGTTTACACAAAAACTTCAAACATACGATGGAAGTTATATCAAAGGTAATTTAGCAGGTCATAAGGTATCTAATAAAAATTATACAAAATATTATAAAGGAATGATTGATGACAGCTTTTAAATCAGGACCAAGACAACGTATGAAAACATCTCGACTATTTACTGCAGCAGAAGTAAGAGCTTTAGATGAAGCTAAAGAGAAAAAAAATTATAAGAAAAAAGATAGAATAGAATCAAGTGGTGACAAAGATAGAATAAAATTAATGAAATCTAATTTAAGAAGATACACTGAAGGCGGGATGTGTCGTGGAGCTGGAGCAGCAATAAGAGGTACAAAATTTAAAGGTGTGTTTTAATGGGAAAAAAAACATCTGTACCAGATTATTTAAAAAAAAGTTTAAAGGGAACAACAATTGGTGGAAGTTTAGGAGTAGATGATAATGAATATGTAAC